CAATAAACCTTGGTGTTCTAAAATAGATGTTCTCCATATTTACAAAACTAGTCCATAATGCATCTTTAACACCAGCTGCTAAATCACTATGTTGTGATGTTCCAGAAGTTGTTTTCATTGACATACTGATATTAGTTTCTGGAAGTTGTATATTCTGAATAATAGGCATCATAACATCAAACTTTTTATTTGTAAATGCGACAGCAATTGGTTGTACAGTTGTACTTCCATCTGCATTTGTAATTTCTCTTGTCAAATTTTCACCAACTAAGTTTCCAGCGGATGAACCAGTAGACGGTTGTGGTTCAGCAGGAAATATTCCAGACGTTACTGCCGTTCTTCCCAGACCACTTACTTCTGTTAAACTGGGTTCTACAGGAAGACCCATACCGATTCCAGCAGCACTTAATTTTCTTGGATTATTCATATCAATACTAAAAGAATCTAAAGTAGTATCGACAACTTTATGAGTTGCATTTAATTCTACCCCAGAAAATCCTTCACTTGGGCCTCCACCGAAATATGCATTTGTTTTTAGATTTGCAATTGTCACCCAATAATGATTATTATTGTATCTTGATGGAACTAAATCGTGATTCTTTACATAGAATTTGACTACAGAAGAACCAGCAGTCGTTTCTATACAATTTCCTAATAGTTCTTGGAAATCTGTTCTTGAACCATTTTTATCTACTGGATTATTTTGGAAATAAAGAGTTGATTGTTTAGTGGTATCAAATTGAGCCCGATAAATTTCAAACTTCATATCTTCCATTTGGTCAGCAGTCCAAGTCGAAGCATTTTGTGACTTGAAGAAAACACCAGCATAAGGTTGTTTCGAAATAATTCCTGTACCACCAGTATCCTCTTCACCCAATCGTGCAATCCACATTCTATAATCCTGTGTGTCTGCAAGAACAACAAAACAGTATTCGTTATTTTCTTGTACATGTATAGGCGAGTCAAAAGTAAACGTGGTTGGAATCGAACCATCTTCAGAAACACTTACTTCTCTTGGAGATAATTGTTTTGTTGCTAAAATTTTCTGGCCTGGATATCCGTTTACTGTATTTCTGATTTCACATTTTACAGATATTCCATTATCTGCTGTTGGTTTTGTTGAGAAAAATAAATCAATCGCAGTGATAAATTCTCCACCCTTTTTATCAATCAAGAAAGTTTCTGCAAGTGGGTCTGACCAGAAAACAGTTTGGAATCCAGTTTCTTCCCACCCACCAGTACTATTCGTGGTATTTTGATTTGTAACTGAATTTCCTCTTTGATTTCTTGCAGTCCTTACAATATCTGCCATTCTTGTGTTGACAATTGTTTGTTGAGTAGTTTCTAACAATCCTCTTGCAGTATATCTTGCTTCTGCTTCTGTATCACCATCTGTTGAAGTCACTAACAATTGGTCTGTCAATCTAAAGAGTCTATCTCCAGTTCTAAATCTTAGATTGTTATTATTAGGAATTGTAAACAATCCTCTTAGATTACCACCCTCATCACTTAAAAGAGTTTGATTTGGAGTTGAGTTAATACTAGTACTAAAATTGCCCACACGAACAGAAGTACCTGTATCAGTTACGAAAAACATAGGTTCACTTGTCGAGAAAGATAAAGAATCGATGTTACTCAAACAGAAAAACCTAACACTATTTGTATCTAGATATTCAAAATCAAAAACTCTTGTTTGATGTCCAGTGGAATTTCCTCTTAAAAATATTTGACCACCATCTGCCCGTACAGCGTTTTGTTGTGCAGTTATAAATGAGGCAGCAGATTGTGTCATACTAGAGACAACAACTTCTTCTGCGACAAAACAATGGTCACCCACAGCGACACCATCAAAGAATGGATACATTCTAGTTTCTGGTTTTAATCCAGATACCCTAAAGAAAATAGTTCTAGAACGAATAAACGGAATAATTTCTGTAGATAGAGTTCTTTCACCAAGATTTTCCGTTACAACTCTAGGAACTACTTCTGTTTGTATTCCATCCCTACTATTAAAACCAGTATTAGTTGTGATTGTTTGAGTTATTTGTCTAGATTGGTTTGACCAACCATTTTGTCTTCCTCTTCTATCCCATTGTTGTCTAGTTTCATTAAAAGTATTTGTACTTGTATCAGAACCTGTCCACGTTGTTTGCCAACTATTCCACTCTGTACCTAAAATACCAGCTTCTTCGGCAAGTTCTTGTATTTGGTCAAACTGACCATCTCTATCAATAACTAAATCTGGTCTTGATTGTACATCTCTCCATTCGTCCGACTCTGGAATAAGTCTCATATTTCCTTGAAATCCAAAGATTGCAAATGGATTTACGTTGATAGTCTTTGATGCCTTGTCTTGTTTGATTGAAGATATACTGATATATGGCAACATCAGATTTCCATCTTTGTTTGCGAAATCTGATGAACCAGCTTGCCAGAACTTCATAGGAACATTTTTTTCACTTGCTTTTGGTCTTAATTCACCCTTTGCAGAATCAATAGAACACTGTAGGTCTCTATCAAATACATCTGCAATTTGGAATCCTCTAAATGGTTCTACAACAAAACCGTTTTTAAATCTATCAACACCATTTTCATCTGTAATAGACATGTCTTCAGTTTCTTTTTCAAGAAGACTTAAACTTGTATAGTATTCAATTCTTTTAATTCTTTCTTCGAGCTTACCTATATCTCTCATCGTATATCTTTTATTGTCGAGCATTTCTGCACGAACATCTTTAACACTAAGAGTATATGCATTTGCTTCTATACGATATAGAACCATACCGTCATCTGGGGTTTCTGGGTATGAAGGATTATCATCAGACGCACCATATTTGACAAAAAACTGACCGTTTCTATTAAGATATAATAAATCTTTTCTTGGTTGATAGTATCTAAAGTCAGTAATTACATTTGAAGTATCAAGTGGTAATTCTGGTTGGTCACCAGATAAAATACCTTTACCCAATAATGAATTTGTATTGAAAGAGAAAGTAGTTGATGGTCTAAAGTCTAGAACATCAGACAATCTTCTCTTTTGAAAACTTGGAATCTCTTCATATGTGATACCAGAATTTGGAACATAAGAATCTACTGAAGAATAATCTCCAGAACCATGAGAGAAATATGAATAAACAATCGCAGCTCGACCCTGTACTTTTTGTTGGCCAGGCAATATACTAATTGTTCCTATATCATAAAATCCGCCCCTCTGTCCATCATCTAATTCATATCTATCAGTGATATCGTAGATTTGCATAGGTTGATTTGATTCACCAGCTGGTGTTTGTCCAGCTGCCGTGGCTGCATTTATTTCTGTTATAAATGGAGCACCAGTAGATGTTGTTGTATAAGGACTTGCACCCGAATTTTGCACTGACCACTCATATGCTGTGGCTGCAAAGGAAAGTTCGGCAGCAGTCATTTCGTGAATAAATTTCTGAGTTCCTATAACATCAACTTGGTATATTACATTACTAGTAAGATTTGTATCATATATTTTCTTAAATTTGTAAATATCAGAATTTTGCAATTGAAATGTTTTCATATCAATTAATGCACCAGCGGTGTCTGTAAATTGATTTACAACATTATTAACTGCCTTCTGACCAAGGATGTCTCCACTATTTCCTGCCCATGCAACATCAGTATTTGTTCCATACGCAATAGTAATACCTAAATCTTGACCAGCTAAACCTTTACCAGTATATGGAAAAATTACTGTGTCATCATTAAGAGTTTTAGTTTTTTCTCTGGAAGTTTGTTTGATAACTGGAAAAAATACACTGGCTGTTTTTGCATTTGCGCCAGCAGGAAATCCAGTAATTGTTAAAGTTTTAAAATCAGAAGATATTATCACATTTGCATTAGTACATGCAAGTGATTGTGCAGAAGACGATGAATTGTCTGCTGGAATATAAACAAAATAGTATGATTGATTAAATGACATAAACTGTTCTGGTATAGAATTACCTATTTGTATTTCTACTCTATAATCAGAACTACCTTGAAAAACAGTAGTTTGAACTTCTCTTAAAACTGTATAGGTAGTATCAACAGTTGAGTTTCCACTTTCGTCATCGACAAATCTATTTGTTTTTACAAAATCTTTTCCAGTATCTACAAGACTGTTTCCGTTTGCACCAAATAAAACTTGTCTATTAATAATTCTTGCATTACCAGTTTTTCTTTCAAATACAGTTGTTCCAGAAAATTGAACATCAGTACCAGCAGATGCATTATAGACAACTTCTTGTACAATTTCATTTAATTCAAAAAGTCTAGGATTTAAGAAATTATTAACAGGATAGAAATCAGTGAAATTTCCACCGCCGACATTTTTAACTAAAATATTCTGGCGTCCAGAGTCCACATAATATATCATACCCCTTACTGTTATATCTTGAAACTGAGAATATATCATATTATTTACAGTCGGCATAGTATCTACGTCTGTTAATGTATATTCTACTAGAGTATTTCCACTAAAAGTTTTCACTAATGAACTTCCAGTTACATCTGTTTGAGAAGTAATAGACCTCATATCTGTTATTTGATATGGTCTTAAAGTTGTTGGATTTTGTTCAAATTTTATGTCATAAAGATATACTTTGTAAATGGCTGCATTTACAGAATTTGTAGAAGGAGCAAATTTATTCGCACCAGTTGTAAAGGAATCATTTGCTTGATAAGAACCAGCTGCACTATAGTATTGAATATATTTTACTTTTGCAGTCCCGATAACATCTGCACCATGAGTATTAGAGACATCGGCGAATGTTCCAGTTTCTGGGTCAAAATCATTGGCATATTGACTTGTAGTAGATAAATTGTAGTTCGAAGTTATATATCCAGTAATTCCTTCAGAATGAATATTCAATAAGTTAACACTAGAGTTTAATTCTGGCAACCCATGAACATCTGTTACATAGATACAATTTCCAAGATCTGTGAGTAAATATGAATTGTTTTCTTGAACATCATCTCTTGCCTTTTTATAATTTACAAATACAGTTGAGAGATTTTCTAGTTCATATCCCCGAACATATGCTTTACCAGTTTCTACTCCTAAACCTATTCTAGCTCGTAAAGCATCTACAAGGTTGTCGTGTGTACGGCCAGGATAAAATTTAGCACCTGTATCATCTAAATTTTGATTTGGATATTTTTGAATGTCTGCTGGAGATATTGTATGTGCAAGTCCAGCATTAGTGATAGAATCTTGCATACCGACTGCATCACTAAAATTTTTGACTGCAGCTGCTTTTGCTTCTACTTCTGTATTAAATTGGAAATCATTTACAGATCTGACCCCACGATTACCACCTTCGTTTAAAAGTTCTCTAATGTCTAATCTATATGGTCTTACTGTATAGTCGCCAGACTCATCATACGTCCTTCTAGCGAGGGTATCTTCTAATACTGAATATTCTGTAGTCCTTACGGCAGACTCAATCTGACCAGTTCTAACACTTATTAGAGATACGAAATTTTCTGTATTGAGTTCATCCACTCCCCTTTTATGAAGAGTAAGTTGAACTTTATATCTATCAGCGCCAGGCGAATTAAAATTTGGTGTTCCTTGAGCATTATCTAATATTGAAGTATTAGAAGTGTAATCAATTGTACTTTCATTTATTTGAAGACCAATTTTATATGATGGTGTATTAGTATACTTGTCAAGAACGATAGATTGAGTATCAACTATAACCATGTGTCCTTGAACATAATAAATTCCTGATTCTATAAATGCAATAGAACCAACCCCTGTGGGAGTTTCATTTGTAGGTCTCACAACACAAGAAAAATCCGACTGACCTGTTACAGCTTCAGTACTTAAAACTTCACCAGCAAAAAATGCAAGACTAGTTCCCTGTACGAAAGATTCTCCTTCGTTTGTACCAGAACTAGATGTTCCTTTAAGATATTTTACATAAATTGTATCTGGGTCATCTGTTGACTCAGTTCCTGTTGATGCTTCCGAATGAACAACTATTGCCTTAATACCAGACGTTCCGCCAGTTAATGTCCTTCCAACAAAGTCGTTTGCATTTGTATATGAACCAGTTCCATTTAAATCTATTTTTACATAAGTCGCTTTGAAATCGACAGCAGATTGGCCAGGCACAACCATTGCACCTTCTTTAAAGAAGTGGTCTGAAAGGCTTTTTATCTGATTTTGAAGGATACTTTGTAGTTGGGTAAGTTCTCTCGCTTGGACTGATACGCCCGGCTTGAATAGAATCCTCAAGTATCCATTATTTACGTCAAAATCGTCATAATAAGGTGCAACATTGAAATTTGTGGCCATGTTTTCTCTCTATTTTTTAAATTCTATCGACCTAGAACTCAAATACAACTTTTATGTCTTCAATCTGGTCTATTGCTCTTGCTACTGGTTGACGATTTTCCACATATAATACTTTCCCTGTTCCACTTACTATGTCAAATTTTGTTAAGTTTGCTGTTCCGTATGTTGGGTGTTTCGGCCCTTTATATGTTGTGTTATACGCCAATCTATTTGTATTTTTATCTGTTGGGTCTGTTATAATACTTATCTGTCTAAATACACCCTCTGCCAAACTTACAGGAAAAACAGATTGTGTTGTAGATGCTTGTGTACTGTCGTTTGTTCTAGCATCTGATTCATCATATTCTAACTTCATGGCAATCATTGCATAATATCCACCCAATTCTTCTACTGGATTAAATCCATGATTTTTGTTTGGTGATATGATTGGTTTTACTTTACAAGAGGTGGTACTTGCTGGAACATTGTCAGCAATAACTAATGCTGTTGCAGTTGTGTATAGTGTTCCACCATTTGTTATAACAACTTTTTTAAGTTGGTCACCCTGTACTAATCCATATCCTTTAAATCCACTTCCTTGTGTACCAGAACCAGCAGTAACTTCAACAGTTGGTGCAATAACAATACTTGCACCGTTTCCATTAGCATAATCATTTGTTGAATCAAATGCACTTTCTAGAGTCAATTCTAGAACTCCACCCGAATAAGTATTACCAGTAATTTTTCTTTGGAAAGAAGCTGCACCGCCACTTGGAGTTACAATTAGGGAATATCCCTTATATGCATCAGTTGTTTGAACTTCCGTTCCAGACAATCCAGCAGTAGTTATTGCTGGACTCGCATCACCAGCTGCAACATTATGTGTTCCTACTAAATTTGGGTGATATCCTTGACCACCAGCATGTCCAGAGTTTGTATCATCATCAATAATTTTTATCCACTGGATAGAACCATTATTAGTCACTGCATCGATTTGAACTTGATATTGAGGATAATCATTACTATTTGATGCAAGATTTGAACCAACAGCATCAGAAATAATTTTTACTGGAACATAATCTTTTGTTAAAAATTTAAGTGCGTCATCTAACGTGACTCTATACATGAATTTCCAAACATATCCATCAGCAGTTTCTTCTAGAGAATTTGTAGAAATACCTGTCGGTTGCACAGTAGATGGTTTTGGTTGAACCCCCACACTAGCATCTTGCCATTGAGTGTTATTAATACATTTGTATACGTTATACTGATTTGTTCCTTGTGTTATAATATATCCATTAGGAATAATTGCTTCTGCATTTGAGTCTTCATACATTGTATAAGTTCTACCAGTTGTCCAATCAATTCTTGGGATTGCAAGAGATACAGTATTAGAACCGACTTTTTTCATGGCTACTAAGTCATCTTTTACTGTATTATTTCCTTCTACTGAATCTATCGGAGTTGGTGGATTTGCATCGTCTGGCCAAGCTGTATGTTTACCGATACCCATATATAAATTGTTGTACAGAGAGACATTATAAAATGCCCATTTTACAGTACCATCGTTTTCCGTACCAGTTCCACTGGGGCCCGTACCACTTGAGTCACTTGTTCCCGACTCAACACACACATATAGGTTTGTGTTATTGAGTACGACATCTCCCTCTACATATGCATAATTCTGTTGCCAGAGAGCTGCTTCTTCAGCAAGAGACTCTAAAAATTGTTGAGCATTAAATATTCTTAATTTGTTTGTGATTATAGCTGCCATGTAATATACCCTTTGAATTGAAATTCGTTTCTTCTATTTATAAGTTTTTTACTCCCTCATTTACGATGGGGAAAATAATTCTGGTATTGATTCCCACTCACTTATAGATGTTGGATAGGTAGACGCAATTTCCGTTGCATCTTCTCCCTGTTTCATATACCGTCTGATTGCACTTTCTTGTGCAATGTTACTTCTTTCTCTGTATTCAGTGATTGTTTCTATCTCGTAATTATATAGGTCATTATCTAAACCCTGTGGAGAAGTATCATTAAACTTTCTTCTTTCTACTGATAGATTAGTAAGTCCATTAACAGTCTGTCCATTTTGTTCTCTCGACTCCTCAGTAATAACTAAAACTTTTGGGCCAATATTAATACTAGAATCTAAAACTGCATGATAGTCTCTATCAAAAAGTTCTTGAACTCTTTGCAATGTTGTTGTTCCCCATTGATGGTCTGTTCCATCAGTCACACCTATGAAACTTCCATCTGGTCTACCAGTAAGTGGAAGTACTTCTGTATCAAGATATGCTGGAACAATTGCATATTCATTTTTTCCATTAGGATTTCGAATAGTAATAAATTTTGTTGTACTAGGAAGCATCTTCATAGTATTAAATGCTCCATTTGGTGCAAACATTTGATTATATGGAGAAGCTTCTACTTCTTCTTCTGGACTCATTCGATATCTAACTAACTTATCAAATGGATATGCTTCATCGAAAAAGAATTTAAATCTCTCTAATGACTTGTAGGTTGTACCCATAGATGGAATATAATCTGTGGGAACTCTTCTACTCCCTATTTTAATAACATATTTGTCGTCACTTGGGTCTGCCCCATCTCTTGTTGAACCTACCCAATATGATGGATTTCTTTCTACATTACCTCTAAAGACTCTATCCCATCTAAATTCTATAACATCATCTGGTGTAGTAGGCGGAAGGTCTCCTACACTAGAAACGAGAGTCACAGAAAATTTAGATATGTTTGATATACCGTCACTATCTGTATCTACATTTTGCACTTGAGTAACTTTATATCTTGCATATGGTCGAGTTATAGTGTGTTCTGCACTAGTAATAAATGCGTCTGACATATTGTAAATCACAAACTCTCTACCAATCATATCTTCACTATCCTCATAGAAAAATCTATAATCTGTATAGAACTTATCTTTATTATTTACTGATACAGTTGCAACATCAGTCCATGAAGTTGCAGTTGTATTATCAGTTTTTTGTAATGCATATCTACCTTCACCAACATCAACATTTTGACCAGCTGGAGTATCATCATCTGCACCTGTGAGGGAAGCCGCATCATCTTGACGATTATCATAGATTATAGAATATCCATGAGATAATAATTGTTTTGTGTCAATTTGTGAATCTCCTGTATTTGGATAAGTCCATACACCCAAACCGTCCATGTTTTTCGACTTTATATCTAAATTCTTTATAATTTCATAAAAAATATAAAGAATTGATCTCTTTAATTGTTTACCTTCTACTTTAGTAAGTAAAACTAACTCACCAAATAATGCCATACCTAGAGGATGGACAACTTTTTTAATTATCTCTCTCCATTCATTTACAATTCTATTAACTCTTACAACATAAGAATAGTCTTGCCACAAATAACCATCATGTATTCTATTATTATCTGAAAGGAATCCTTGGTCATTTAAAAATCTTCCTTCTCTCTCGCACAAAATCCCTTTCACTGGAGTTACTACTGCATTACCATCTCCAAGAGTTGATAAATCTAATGTTGGCACAGTTCCATATCCAATTCCAAATCCATGAGCAGTTGGGATTGTACTTGCCTGAACGATTTTTATTTTAGAAATTCCCCCGACACTTGTTGTTTTAATATCAAAACTTGCGCCGTTTCCTATTGAAGTATAACCCTCACTTTCATCTGAAACTCTTGCTATAGGATTTCGAATATATCCAGACCCACCAGATATTAAATTAATTCTACTAATAGAACCAATGGGAAGATTTCTAAAATATAAATTCACAGAAAACCAATCTGGAAGAGTTCTAGTGGCAAGAAATCCTTGTGCGTTATATTCTTTTAAGGTTAATCTATTATTGGCAAGTTCATACTGCCAAGGTTGTAGTTCTTCTTCATTCGGAATAGGATTTAAATCAGAGTAAAGTATTTTTGTTTTATTACCATCTGTTGCATCGACATATTCCGTAAATCGTTGACCTTTAGTAACTCTAAAACTTGAGTAATATGCACTATTACCATCGTCTGTTACATCAGTTCCTTTATCATAATCAGCGCCAATAGTAAAATGTGAGGAAGTTTGTATACCATCAATTGTTCCCCCATACTGACCGATACCAAAAATATCTTCTTTTAGTTCTCCGTTCTGATAAACTTTAACTCCACTTGTTGTGTTATAATATAAAGCAATATGATTCCAATCATCTGAAGTAGCAGTATCAGTTAACAAACCAGTACTTGTTTTATCTGTATCATCTACTGCAACTGTAAACTTTCCATCTGCTCTATGATATAAAACCAATTGATTATCATGTGAGCCAGCTTCAGTTCCATTTATTGCAAAAATGGCTCCACCATCTCCTGTATCTCCACCAAAACCAGACCCATGATACCAAAAGTCTACTGTGAAATCTGTACTGCCTGTAAGAAGAGATGGAAGTTTTGGTATTCTCACATATCCAGTATCGTTAACTCTTAAACTGAAGTTTCCAATTTTAGGCCCAATAGTTGGATTAGCTCTGGTTGCATTTTGTCTAGTATTTTCTAAATCATTTTTATATTCTTGAAATTGTAAATTGCCAGGCACTAGATTTTCAAAATCAAATAGTGCAACAACATCATTAAATTTTGGGTCATGATTTTTTATTGTAACTTTAGTATCTCTTGATAAAGATTCTGAATACTGCACTGAATGTCCATATAGAGAATTTGCATCACTAATTTCAAACTGAGTTTTTGGATATAATGCATCTGTAATATCTTGTACCCAAGATATATCATATGTCTGTTCTGTGTTAGTAACTTCTGCTACTCTTGCAAGAGCTCCAGAACCGCCTGTGCCTGTATTATTGAACTCAATCAACTCTCCTGTTATATAATTCGTTCCACCATTTATAACTTCAACTTTAGAAATTTCTCCATTAGTTGTTCCTTCTATTCTCGCTTTCATTCCAGTACCAGAACCAGCATTTGATTCATAGTTTTGTATAAACACATTTTTTGGATAGTTCGTGCCAGGGTTCGAAATATCAAACCCTGTAATTACATCAAACAATTGAGCTCTAATAATTCTATTTTCAACTTCTCCACGGCTATTAGTATCTTCAGCATGAACTAAAAGAAACTCTTGTGATTGAAAATTTCCAGCTATGTTTGTGATAACATATTCGGTAAATGCAACCGAATCTTGTATTGAATGATAAACACTTTCTGGAATCGCTGTTGCACCACTCGTTTCTCCAACTAATGCAACTATTTCTGTTGTTTTGCCTGGCGGATTTAAAGAATCAACAATTCCTCTTGTCCTAATACTTACAGATTGGGCCCATGTATTTTCATTTGTTTTTAATATATTTTCTTTTGGATAATATATTTCTATATCTTCGTTGAAAAATGCACGAAAAATAAATTTAAAGGATTGGACTGAACCTTTTGATTGATAAAACTCTTTTAAAAGTTTATAGAAATGTTTTTTATTTGAAAATCTTGCCTTTTTAGTTTCAGTTTGTATTTGAGATGCAGTTGCACCAAGGTCTACATTTAATTGATATACAATTTTAATTGATACCTGATCTGAAGGTGCAGTAAGAACATCACTATTGTAGAATTTTATTCGTTGTCCTGTTATGACATAATCAGTTCCTTCTGTCAATAGACCATAATCAGTTGGAAATGAAAGACCAGCAAGTGGGTTACTCGCACGATAAGTATCCATACTTGAATTAAAAAGAGTTGGATTAGAATACACTTTTAAATCTGTGACCCTTAAGGCGACATCTTTCCCAAAATAATGAGAAGGAGCAAAATAAGAAAGTAAAAATTCTGACACAACTCCGTTTCCAATATATGTGTCGGTCTGATATTTTACTGTATCTGCATTTGTAACACCTGTTGCATTAAACAATGCCTGCATTTCTGCGTTATCATCTTGGATTTCTTTTAATCTGGTTATAGAAGGAAATACACTTCCAATTTCAAATTTAAATTCGTCAACAAAAGTATCAAGAGTTTTATCTAAATCACCATAATCTGCCATTCTTGTGGCGACATCAGTGGGATTACCCCCCACAGATAAATACTCATAATACAATTGCATAAATTTGACAAATTTAGTGTAATCATCATCGTTTGCCAGATAATGAGGCAGCTGGGTGATAATGGTACTCGACAAATTTTTTAAATTTACTAGATCCATTTTTAACTATTCGTTGTTCTAAGGGTTACTACTGTTTGGTCACTAATTGAATAATTGTTGTTGTATAGGTCATTATCAGCTTCCATTGTAATAGCCTGATTAATTTCATCTATAATTAATATCTGGTTTCTTTTTGGAAATACATCAAAGTTTTCTGGTGTCACTCTTATAAACAAATCGTTTCCTGTTCCACTTGCAATACCAGTAATTGTTGCATCACTAATAGTTACTAAACCACTAGTGTAGTCAATAGTTCCAGAAATACCAGTTGTTAAATATTTTTTTGTTGTACCATCCATATACCAAAACTTCAATTTCCCATCTTGGCCATCTTCTACATAAATTAAATTAGTATTTCCAGACAACAAAAATCCATTAGAACTTAATGTTCCCTTTTTCAGAGGATTATTAAAATAAAAAGTATATGTAAATTTTGTATCTATTAGTGGTGTAGAAGTATTTAAAATTTCTACTGTTGTTTCATTGTTTGTTATGGCTGCATCTGTATTGTCAATTCTTGATACTAGATTCGAATATCTAAAATAGTTATTAAATTCACTAACATATTGGTCGTTGAAATTTTTAATTACATCTTCCACTTTAGATTTTAATTCATCAGCTGTCAATAATGTAGATTCGTCATCATATTTCACCTTGGAAGTAATAATAACTTTTGTATAATCTGGGTCAACTATATTTGGTAATATAGTTAATATCGAATAATCTTTTTTCAACTTTTGTTTCACCTGTTCTTTTTCCAAGTCAGAAAGAAGTGTTCCATTAATAGGTCTAATAGAAATATAAACTCTACCAAATGCAGCTGGAATGTTATCTTCCCCACCCCAGACATTTACTGATTTTGTTTGTGGATAAACTTTTGGAATGATTTGTTGATAGTCTCTCAAAGTTACAGCTCTGTTTTGTCCTTCAAAACTTTTTGGTGCATAAAATTTAATCGACTCTACTGTTTCTGCATCTGAACCACCAAATGCATTTTGTACAACTGCAACCTCTCTAATACCACCAGTAGAATCTACGTCTTCTAGATTATGACTTCTTAATGCAATAACACCAGCACCGTTTGCTCCAGCACCACCAGTTACTAGATAACTGATTGTAATTAGACTACCACTTGGAACACCTTTGCCCAAGACATTATCTCCAAAATATATTTCATAAAATCCCGAAGATTCTTGTAAGAAAAATGTAGTAGATATATCAGTCAAGTTCATATTATTTGTTTCTTTAGAAAATGCAATAGTAGCATCTTCATCTGGATTCTCTTGTACTACAACTTGTATAGTTTCAGTATCGACATTTGGGTTACTGAGAACAAATTTTTGATTGGGGTCATTTGTATCAACAAAATATGTTTCTGTAACTTGGTCTCCTTGAATTACAACTAAGTCTTCTATTAAATATCGTGTTTCAAATTTTCCTTCGTTTTGGCCAGTTGCAGGCAATGTTTCACCAAACTTCATGGCAATTCTATTAACTTTAGGAGTAAAATTATAAGATACTCCATCTATATTTGTGGAGAAACTTATATTTCTAGTAATTCTAATACCAGATTTAACTTCATCTTCAGTATTAACAGTCTTTCTAAATAAAACAGATAGAGTAGCTTCAGATGCTCTCGCAGATGTTGGTGTATATCCAAGAAGTTTTGCTTTAGATACTACATTTTCACGAAGTCTTGCAGTATCTAAAAACATCTCATTTGCCATCATATTTAAATAGTACGATTGATAATGAGTATTTGATGCTAGAATATCAATCATGGTATTAAGGCCAGAAGCTTGGAAATCATAATCTTTGAACGTATTTGTGTTGTCCAAATTTTTCATATGATTTATAATATTTGTTTTTATTGTGTCAAAGTCTAATTCCGAAACTCTTATATTTTTGGCCATTATCGTAGTCTCTCTATTGTAAATTCTGTTTGTAATTCTCTATCGACTCTTGGGAGAGCGTAAGTTATAACAATACGCACTTTGTTCTGGTCAGTCGCTGTTTGGCCATAAATGGGTATAACTTTAACTTTAGAATTAATTATTCTTTTTTCAAAGGCCTTAATAACATTATTCAGTCTTGTTTCCATAATACCAACTGTTATCTGATCCATAGGTTCAAATAATTCTTTATAAATATTACCCCCAAATGCTGGATTAAATTTTCTATCAAAAACATTACTTAAAATTAAATTTTTTAATGCTTGTTTAATTGCGTTCACATCTTTCTTAGTCACAACATCTCTAGTTGCAACATTCAACATCATTTTTAGGTCAAAATCACGAAACTGATTTTGTTTTTCTGGTAAGTCACCGAGCTTCTCTTCTGAAAACTGCGCTTGCATGAGTTGTTCCTAAAAATTTGATTTTATAATATTTATAATCAAAATTACCCGCCACTGCCAGGCCATTGTTTATCTCTTAGTGCTTGTTGGGCCCATTGATATCTGTGTAGTGAAGTTCTACTTCCATTTGGCCCCCAACACCGTTTACCACCAAGGTCAATATGAGTAAACGAACTGTATATCCCGATTCCTTGTATTCCAAGGTCACATGCGGCTTTAACAAAAGCAGCTCTCTGAGCAGAAGACTTACCACTCATAACAACATCAAATGCTAATCCTTTCATGTGAATTGATTTTTTAACACCACCAACCTTCTTGTTGTAGGATGGAGACCTATATGCACTTGTAATGGTAAGAGGATAACCAACCTTTCTCGCAATATTTTCTGCCACGTTTATTAGTCTTGAAGATACTCTTGGGTCTGTATGTGGTAAGAATATTAACAAATCAGAACTTGCTGGGTCGAATGTAGAGTCAGTTTCTTCATTTGCATCCTGTGGCCCGACTACATCGTTTGCTGGACTCTTATTATTTCTTCTTCCATCTTCAATACCACCATCACCATATTCTAATGCTTCTTTATCATATGGGTCAGAACCGTTCTGTATTTCTACAACTTGTCCAGATTGAATATCTGATACCTCTGATTCAGAAAGAGTGATTGGTGTATGCCAACCAATTGCTTCTTGATTTGCTTCTTTCTTTGCCAAAGTGGCAGGACTATATCCTTGTGATGGAGAAGAACCACTATTTAAATCAATTCTTCCACCCCAAAGTTTGACACTGGGGCCCCCAGTTACATATGCGTATCCACCAGCATTAATATCAACATTTCCGCCAGCTTTAACAGTAACATCTCCAGCCACAACAACAGTACAATTTCCACTAACCGAAACAAATTTATTACCCATTACAACTTCGTAACTATCTCCGACACACTTTCGAACAACATCTCCATTTGGATGATATTCTTCAAATGAACCAGCCTTGTGGAATGTATGGATTCTCTCAGCGCCAGGCGTACTATCAAATTCCTGATGATGTCCAGCAATCGTACTCATTACTTGGTTATATGGATATAAGGGTGCTGCCGGACTCGCTGGTTCTGTGAATGCCATGTTCGTATCTACACCGTCCTTTTTGTCCTGTGTGATAGTTTCAGCACCTCTTTGACCAGTTGCAAGTCTGTTGACATCTGACTCGCCAAGGTCACTACCGCCCTTCCAAGGGGGTGTTGATTCTGGGGGATATGTTCCAGAAGGGTCATTCAATCCTTCAGTTGTGTTTGCGGCTGAGATTGGTTTCCCAGGCACTGTTCCAAAAAGTATTGGGTCTTGAAGATTTTGTCCATCTCTAAAAAATCCAATAACTCTTGAACCTGTAATAGCTCCTGTGGGAGATTGTCCTAAACCACCAGCTGACGCACTGGTGATAGGCATTATAGGCGACACCCAAGGTAACTTATCAGTAGGTATTTTTGCCTTATCTTTTGAGTGAACCCCAAATATTCTGACTCTAACTCTACCAACATATTCTGGGTCATTTACATCTTCTACAACACCTTCCCACCATATGAAGCCTTGTCTTCCCATAAAAGTATCCATCTACGCCTCCGCCTCTTTCAATACTGGTACTGGTTGAGGATAATCTATTCCTATTGAATCTCTAATACATTCTATTCTCATTCTATAATCATTCCTTCCTCTGTCCATTTCATGTTTAATTGCACTAATTAACCATTTACCAGAATGGAGTTTTTCATCTGCTTCATCAAAGTTAGAATTAAAATTAAGTTCTATAGTATCACCAGCTCCTAATTTTGGGTCTGCAAAAATCCCAATCTCACATTTTAAATTATTAAATAGTTGCATGTGAAACTTTCTTCTCATAAAAATCTCTTCTTGAAAAAGTCCGCCAGTTGCATCACCAGAACCCACACCCAAACTATTTTCTGGAACGTAAAATTGAACTTCTGGTTTATATTGATATCCACTACCAGATATATCTTGAAATGGTTTTCCTGTAATAGTTTTATAATCTGAAAAATTATCCCAGAAATTGTGGACTATTTCTTTCATTTCTCTATTTACTATATCATGAGAAAAAACAGTTGCATTATAAAATCCACTTGTAATATTTTTTATGTTATCAAATGTAGAGTGCCATTTAAAGTATGTGGTTTTCTTGTCTTCTGAATTTTGGTCTTCTCCTGTATTAAACTTTGCATCGACTAAAAATTTATTTTTTTCTTGTGCTTCTATCAATACTGGAAATGGTGCAAAAACATACTCTCTATTGTTTTCAAAAAATAAATAAGAAGCATTATCTGCTTGATAAGCTCTTCCTGCTAACCACCCCAATGCCTTTAATGGAGTAAAATTAGGAACAATAAGTTCGTGTTGGTCATCACTAGTTCTAATCATTAAATTTTTAAAAGAACCTAATTGACCATAAACTTTGGCTGCTATCTTACTCGCAGGCCCTTCAAAATATTCTGATATTCTTGTATCAAAATTTTGCATAAAATCTTTTGTTACTAATTCTAAAACAAATCCTTGTTTCTGTCCGTCTTTAGTCAAGTCACTTATTTTGACTATTTTCATCGATAAAGATATTGGCGCATAAAATGAACCATCTGATAATAAATCAAATTCAATCTCTACATCTTCTTGACCTATAATTGGTAACGCACGAATGTTATTACCAGTGTCTAACATCTGTATACGCATACTAACACTAGAACTGTATATATCTTCATAAAGCTCAACAACAGTCCATAAGTTAACTAAGTCTAATTGAAATCCATTGTGTGACGTTATGATTAACTTGTTAAACTTAAATCCGCCTGGTTTTGTACTCATAATTTAGCAACTCTCTCAACTTCATCTAAAAATTCTTTTAACTTATCTTTTGCAAGAAGTTTTATAATCCGACTTCCTGTATTTGCTTGTTGTATTTTGTCTAGTCCAGTAAAAACTTCATATTGATTCTTGTCTGTTCCTTCAAGATTTTCGTATGTGGTTTTTGATATTTTATAGTCTGGTGAAGTAACTTTAAATTCAGTCCAAACATCATTAAATTTTATTAAAGGAAAAATTTTACTTCTCCATGTATCAGCGTTATAAAGGACACCCTTTTTAATAGTTGGACTTTCACACTCAACCACAACATAATAATCTTCTGTAGTATTTTTTCTTACATAGTACAGAATGTCTTGATCTGCAGCCAGTCTACTTCCATATTCACCAAGAATGACTTTATCAGTTACATTAGAATTTCTTGGCCATTCATCTTCTACATTAATAATATTATTCAACATCAAAACTACCCAACTATAAGTTGGTGACCCATAATATAATGAGGCAATCATTTCTGGGGTTTCACTATCCTTTACTTGATACTCATAATACGCAAGAGGATTATTTGCAAAACTTTCAGCAACCCTCATCACAGTAAAGATGTTGGTCATCTCTTTTTTGGTTTTGCCATCATTATCGATATCATATTCGACTTTTGGAAGAAATTTAAAATGACTAGGCATTAGTAATCCTTATCTACATCGTCTTTTGTTACTTGTAATGTTTCTTGGAAAGTTAGTGTCATCTGTACATTGGTAGGAGCACCACTTCTAAAAACACCGAAAGTTCCATCTGCACCGTATTGAACATCACAATCTAATAAACTACAAGTTTTAAATTTATGTAAATACTTTGCACCAGTACTATCACTTCCCATTACTTTATATGTTAGTTGAAATGTATCGGGTATTGTATAGAACATTCCACCACCTTGAAGGTTTGGTAACATACCTTTTCTGAATTGTTTTATTATATTTGCGACAGCATCAGACTCATCTTGATTTCTTGGAGAAAACTTATAACTGAAACTAAAAGTTCTAAAATCTATTCCCCTAAAAAGAACTACTTTACCAGCATTTGATGCCATTCCTTTATTTTGAAGTCCAATCTCTCCAGCCTCATTGGCAAAAAAATCGCCTGTAGCTGTCAGACCTTTTATCCCCATTGTTTTTAAAAAATCGCCTGCAGCTGTCATAATACCTCCAGTTTCGCCTTGGTTGTCAACAAACAGTTCACTTGCGAAGTTAAGTCCCATATTTTCATATGCAGCTGTTGATTTCATTGCTATTTGTTCTGGAATATATAAACTAATAGTGGTATGAGGATTATTAGGAACAGAACTTTCTTGTGTTGCAACATCTCCAGGCTGGTATGCAATTTTCTTAAATTCACTAATTTCAAATGTCATATAATGTTGTAGTTCTCCCTGAGATAAACTCAAAGGAAATCTGAGGTCGCCAGAACTGCCTGTCATTTTGGCGGCATTTTCTCGCATCTCTTCGCTTGGTGTCCTCGCTTGAGCAGCTTCCTGTATCTTGGCCAATTTACTAGCTGCTTCTTTTTGGAATTTTGTTTGTATACCTCTACCTATTTCCATAGAATTAACTCTTCCTCTAGTGTGTTATAAATAGTAACGAAACTATTTATAAGGATTTTTCTACATGGCAAAAAGGTTTACTTACAAAGGTAGGTATACACCAGAAAATCCTAAAAAATACAAAGGTGATGTATCAAATATTATATTTCGTTCTCTCTGGGAAAGAAGATTCATGAAATACTGTGACACGAACTCCTCAATCATAGCATGGAGTAGTGAAGAACTTTCTATTCCCTATATGTCTCCTATTGACAATAGATTACACAGATACTATCCAGACTTTATTATTAGAGTCCAAGGAAAGAATGGTATCAATACAAAAGTTATAGAAGTTAAACCAAAAAGAGAAACTAAACCACCCAAGAAAACAAAGAACAAAGTAAGATATATGTATGAAACAAAAACGTGGGGTGTAAACTCTGCGAAATGGGAAGCTGCAAAACTATATTGTAAAAATAAAAATTGGGAATTTAAAATTTTAACCGAAGACCACATAGATACGAGAAATAAATAGTAGTATGGCAAATTTCGAACCACTGTTAAAACAATTAGAAAAAAAGGGTATAAGACCCAATTCTCCAGCGGCAAGAGAATGGTTTTTCAAAAAGGTTAGGACGAGCATACTAGGAAGATTGTTTTCTCGACAGCCGGGCAGAAAAAAACTTCTTAGTGCATCTGAAAGAGCAAGAGCTGTACCCACTGTTGGAAGGATGTATTGTTATAGTTATAATCCAAAATATAAAAACGAATTACCATATTATGATGAATTTCCTCTGATATTTTGTATAGATACTTATGGTGGTGGTTTTTTAGGAATCAATCTTCATTATGTTTCACCTACATATAGAATGGTAATAATGGATAGTTTGAGTAAAATAACTAATAATAAATCGTACAATGAGACAACTAAACTTGCTGTAACATATCAAACTTTAAAAGGTTTGAGTAAGTTTGGTGTAATAAAACCAACAGTAAAACGATATTTGTATTCTCAAGTTAGGAGTCGATTTGTACATATTAATGCTGATGAATGGGATATTGCAATATTTTTACCAGTTGCGAATTTCAAGAAAGCATCTCAGTCCAAAGTCTGGTCTGATTCACTAAGAGAGGCAAATTGATATGTTAGATAAAGACCAGTTTTCTCCATCATCCTTTATCTCTACGATTAATAAACAGGGTGTAATGATACCTAACAAGTATGTGATGGAAATACCAGCACCCCCTGTTATGGCTGGTGGAGACCAAAATGACTTGAGGCAAATTGCAGTTAGAGTATCGTCACTTGAGTTGCCTGGAAAACAATTAGCAACATCTGAAGTTAAATACTATGGGCCTTTCAGAAAATCTCCATATGCAACACTATACGAAGATTTAAATTTTACTGTGATGTTAAGTGACGATGCCAGAGAAAGAAACTATTTCACCAAATGGGTTGACCATATCATTGGTTATAACGATGCATTAGTTGAATATTCGAATATGTATACAATAGATGCAAAATTTCATTCATTCGACCCCACAGGGCAGTCTGTCTTTACTTGTAGTTTTCTAGATGCATTTCCTATCCAGATAGGTCAAATTGCATATTCTTACGAGGCAGAAGCTCCAGCGACTTGTCAAATAACATTTGCATATACTAAATGGTCTCAAGAATACCATACTAGGTCTGGTGCAAATATGGGTCAAGTTGGCAACCCACAACAACCAAATCCACAATCATCTACTGTTACTCAACCAGTAGATTTGACAGCACCATTCAGTCCTAGACCTTCGTTAGACCAATTACTAGCGATGCAATCTATATCACCAGAATCTATGATTATGTCGAATATACCAAGTAATATTCAACAACGAAAGGCTGAATTTGAAAGTGTAACTAGTTCTTTTGCTGATGTAAACAGAACTGTTAGAAGTAGCTTTGCAAACCTTACTAGTGGAGTTAGAAGCTTCTTTAGTTAATTTTTTATAGGATATTAAAATATGTTACCCAAAATAGATACACCGATGTACGAGTTAACACTCCCATCGAACAACCAAAAAATCCAGTACCGACCCTTCCTGATAAAAGAAGAAAAAATTCTTCTGATGGCACAGGAAGGTGAAGACCAAGAAGAACAAATTCGTGCAGTAAAACAAATAATTACCAACTGTATTCTATCGCCTGTTAATGTAGATAAGTTGGCAACCTTTGATATCGAATGGTTGTTTGTTAATATTAGAAGTAAATCTGTAGGGAAAATTTTACAGTTGAATTACAAGCATGACTGTACGCATGAACCACCCGAAGGACAGGAATCAAAGAAAGTTGATATTAGGTTTGATATCAATCTTGATAATGTTATTATTGAAAATAATGTAGACCACACTAACAATATTCTACTGACTGACAAAATCGGTGTAATTATGAAATACCCAGATTTCAAATTATTATCTACTATTTCGAAAATGGATAATTTTGAACAAGTCTTGGATGTAGTAGTAGATTGTATAGAACAAATATATGATGGAGAAGATTCTCATGATGTTAAGGAGTATTCAAAGGAAAAGGTAATAGAGTTCCTTGAAGAATTGACTAATGAACAGTTCGAAAAAATAAACAATTTCTTTGCAACAATGCCAACCACAATGACTAATGCTGAAGTCAAATGTAAACACTGTGGTTGGTCTACAAGTTTTCAATTGCGAGGAATCACGGATTTTTTCGTCTAAGCCTATATCATGAAACATTATACTCCCTGTATCAAACTAATTTCGCATTAATGCAATATCATAAATATAGTTTGACGGAACTTGAAAATATGCTACCGTGGGAGAGAGAGATTTATATAAACATGTTAATGAGATATTTGCGTGAGGAAGAGGCTCGTCAAAAAAATAAAAAATAAAAGAGGCAATCATGACAGAAACTAAAAAAGTAAATATCGAATTAGAGGTTGATACCTCAACTGTAGATTCTTCTAAGAATCAATTTCAATGGTTAATACATCTCGCAAAAGCAATAGATTCTTGGAGAATTTTTCCAAGAATATTCATCACAACATACATAATACTATTATATAAAGTAGTAATATGGTTTATGACATTGCCCACTCCAAATTTAGAACAATCTGGATTGGTCAGTATCGTTGTTGGCGCTGGGGCGGCTTGGTTTGGTTTGTATCTAGGGTCTAGTAAAAGTAACAAATAAATGGCTATTCAATCACTCGACAATGTAATAGAAAACTTAAGTTCATATAATGGTGGACTGAATAATCTATCAGGCGAATTAGAAAAGTTATCAGGTACATTAGAAGGTGATACCGCCAACGTAGCATTTGATGAAGTTTCAAAACTAATTAAAGAACAAGGTCAAATGAGTGTTCGTCAATTAAAAAGTACACGAGCAGACCTTTCAACTTTAAAAGAAAAAATTCTAGCGTCTGACAGAATAAGCGAAAGAGATAGGGGTAATATTTTGTCCCTTCTTAACAATCAAGAAAAAGTAGTCTCATCGAACACTACAATTATGAACCAAGCAAAAGAAATGATAGGTAAGACAATATCAGAAAACTCAGTAGATATTGCTAGTGTCGGTGCTGGTGTTATAGCAGATAGTCCTGCTCTTATGTTAGCTACAAAGTTTATTGGTGATAAATTTAACGAGAGTAGAGAGAAAAAGAAACAACAAAAGCAAGAACAGGCAGAAAGAGATGAAAGAATAACTGCGGCTCAACAACAACAAGAACAAGAATATTCAGTATTAAGAGAACAAATTACTAATGAACAAACACTACAAAAATTAAATGTTGATAGACAAGAAGTCGTAGATAGGTCTAAAGAATTAGGAATAAGTGAACAAGATTATATTGACAAATTAAAAGACCAGTTAATAGAACAATCAAAAACTGAAAAATTACGAAGAGATAATGCAGAAGCAGAAAAGAAAAGAATTGAAGAGTTACAAGAAAAATTTGGAATCGATGTCGCCCAACCAGAAATAACTCCTGTAGATTCACCTGTAGAAAGTTCAGCACCAGAAAAGGTAGAAGCAAAAGTAGAAGGCGTAGAAGACGGTGGAGCTTTACATGAGTTAACAAAAGATGGACTGTTCGAAAACCCGCCATATCTAGAACAAATAAGAGACCTGTTAAAGTTCATGATTGATGAACAGGCAAATTCAGACCTTGCAAAAATAGAAGCAGACAGAGAAGCGAAAAGACTTGCACAACGACAATTAAAAGAAATAGAAAGACAAGGCGATTTATTAAAAGAAAATAATACAATTACTGCAAACCAAGAAACTGGTGGTGGTCAGGGATTCATGAGTGATATGCTTGGTGATGTTATTGGTGGAATCGCTGGTACTCTTGGTCTCACAGGCCTCCTTGGTGGTGCTAAAAAAGGGATAGGCGGAGCACTTAAAAAATCTGGTGGGTTATTAAAAAGTGGGGGAAGTCTATTAAAAAGAGGTGGTCTTCTTGCTGGAACAGCTGCAGTTGCTACTGGTGGGTTTCTTGCAAATAAAACTAAAAATATTATGGGTAATGCTCCAAGTGCAAAGGTGACAGCCCCAAATGCACCAGATGCCAAACTTAAACCAATGGATGCACCAGACCTCAAACCAAAAGTCGATGCACCAGTAACACCAAATAAAGCACCAGTAATGCCCGATGCTCCAAAGGTATCTGCAAGTCCAAAAATTACCAGTGTGCCAGGAGAAAGTGTTGCAAAGAAAGTTGCAACAGCAGCTGATACAACATTAACTGCTGCTAAAGGGGCGTCTAAGGCAGGAAAAACAGCAGCAAAAGTTGCACCAAAAGTTCTTGCAAAATCATTCTTGAAAAATAGTGCAAAGTTTGGACTAAAGATGATACCGATAGCAGGAGCAGTTGCTGGCGGAATCTTTGCGTTAGGTAGATTATTTAAAGGAGATTACACTGGGGCAGCCATGGAGGCTGGTGGAATATTTTTACCTTCAGTTGCTGGTCTTCCTGTTGATGCAGCTTTAGTTGCAAAGGATATGTACAAAGATATACACGGAACAGATTACGAAAAAGATTTAATAACAAATCCTACAGATGCAAATGCTAAAATGGCACAACTCAAAGACTATGCAATGGAACAAATGGGTATTGGTCAAGATGCAGCCAAGGATGGTGGAGAAGAACCAAGTGTTGAAGGTGCAGCTGGTGAAACAATAAATCTAGACAAATCAGAGCAAGACCTTGTTAGTTCTGCAGCTGGAGAAACAGGAG